TCGCGGTTCTTGCAAGGCAATTGCTTAGGGCAGACATGGTTATAGCGGCCTACCGAAAGATCGAGGCCGCTCAAGCTTAGCCCACATGGTGGCCCGGTTGCACTCGGCATGCCCGAGACAAAGCCCGAGGAGCCAGAAGGATTCACATGGACCAAGCCAAGCTCATCGCAGAGCGCACCGAACTCCAGCGCGTCTACCTCAAGCGCAAGGGCGTAGCAGGCTACGGCGCGAGTGCTGACGCCATCAAGGCCAAGATCGAAGCCATCGACGCTCAACTGGATGCGCCGGCCGTCCAACCTGAATCTGCCGAGCGCCTTTCCCCACTCAGCCTAGCCGGCCACACCCTCGCCGATCCCGATTCAACCACCACGGAACGCAGACTAGCGGCCAAGGTGTTGAGCGATCACAGGGATGGGCCGATCAACTACGAAGACGCCTGATGGCTGGCGGCAGACCAACCAAGTTCAAACCCGAGTATGTGGAGCAGGCGCAAAAGCTCGCGACATTGGGGGCGACAGACCGTGAAGTTGCTGACTTCTTTGGCGTGGACGAGCGGACGTTAAACCGCTGGAAGCACGACAACGAGGAGTTTTGTCAGTCCCTAAAGGTTGGCAAGGAACAAGCCGACGAGCGCGTTGAGCAATCTCTGTACCGCCGAGCCCTAGGATATTCGCACGATGCGGTGAAGATCGCCGTCAATGCGTCCGGCGAAATCACACAAGTTCCGTTCGTTGAGCGCTACCCGCCGGACACCACGGCGGCGATCTTCTGGCTCAAGAACCGCAAGCCCGCTGAGTGGCGCGACGTTCGCGTGATTAACGGCAACGTCAACCACACCAATTCGGACATGAGCGACGATGAACTTGCCGCTATCGTCCGCGCAGGCGGCGCAGGAGTTGCTGAACCGAAGGGCCGCCCGAACTAGGCTCATCGACTTCGCCCAATACACGCTGCCCACCTACGAGGAAGCTGGACACCATCGCCTGATCGCCGACCGCCTAGAGGCCGTTGAGCGCGGCGACATCAAGCGCCTGATGATCTTCATGCCGCCTCGCCACGGCAAATCGGAACTGGCGAGCCGCAGGTTTCCGGCCTGGTACATGGGCCGCAACCCGAACGTCGAGATCATCGCGGCCAGCTACAACAGTGACCTGGCGGCGGACTTTGGCCGTGAGGTGCGGTCGATCGTCAACAGCGAGGAATATCAGGCGCTCTTCCCTGGCCTCCTGCTTAGGCAGGACAGCAAGGCGGCGGATCGCTGGCACACGACGGGCGGGGGCGCTTATCGGGCCTCTGGCGTCGGTACGGCCATGACGGGCCGCGGTGCGGATCTGCTGCTGATCGATGACCCCGTGAAGGATCGCGAGGAGGCAGACAGCGAACTACGTCGGGACCGGGTTTGGGACTGGTATCGTTCGACCGCCTACACCCGCTTGAGCCCCAATGGCCGCGTCGTGGTCATCCAGACGCGCTGGCACGAGGACGACCTGTCCGGCCGGCTGCTGGAGCAGATGGGCGAAGAGGGCGATCAGTGGGAGGTGTTGAGCCTTCCGGCCATCATCGACGGCCAACCGCTCTGGGGTGAGCGGTTCACGATGGACCGCCTTGAGGCCATCAAGCGCACGGTCGGCGCCCGCGAATGGTCGGCGCTCTACATGCAGAGCCCGCAGCCCGACGAGGGGACGTTCTTCCAGCGGGCCTGGTTCAAGGAGTGGACCGAGAAGCCCAAGGATCTGCGCATCTACGGCACCAGCGACTACGCGGTGACCGATGGGGGCGGGGACTACACGGTTCACCGTATCTGGGGCGTCGACAGCAAGGGCGCGATCTACCGTCTCGACGGCTGGCGCGGGCAGACAAGCTCGGACCAGTGGATCGAGGAAAAGCTGAACCTCATCGTCAAGCACAAGCCTCTGGCCTGGTTTGGCGAGAGCGGCGTGATCCAGAAGGCGGTCGAGCCGATGCTCAAGCGCCGGATGCGTGAGCGTCAGGTGTGGTGCCGGTTGGAATGGGTGCCGAGCATCCACGACAAGGCCACCAGAGCGCGAGGCTTCCAGTCCCGCGCCGCGATGGGCGAGGTCTGGTTCGAGCCGGGTGCGGACGTGTCCGAGTTCCTGGTGTTCCCTGCCGGCAAGCACGACGACGACGTTGACACGGCAAGCTTGATGGGCCGCGCGCTCGATATGGCGCACCCCGCGATCTTGCAGGCCGCCAATGCCACCAAGCCCAAGCGCGACGGCTACATGCCGAGCAACGAACACGACGCTGAGAACGACTGGAGGGTTGTCTAGGATGGCTGACGATACCCTCACGCGCCTGGTTCAGTGGTTCGAGGCTTCCGAGCAAGCGTCGCAGGACGCGCGCGCCGAGAGCGAGCAGGCCCGCGACTATTACGACAGCAAGCAGCTCACCGAAGCCCAGCGCGCCGCGCTCCGCAAGCGCAAGCAGCCCGAGGTCATCATCAACCGCATCGGCCGCAAGGTCGATTATCTGCGTGGCCTGGAGCGTCAGGGCCGCACTGATCCCAAAGCCTACCCGCGCACCCAGCAGCACACCCAGGACGCCGAGGCGATCACCGACGCCCTGCGCTACGTGTCCGCCGACCAGAACGTGGACATCAAGCGCTCTCAGGTGTTCGAGAACATGCTGATCGAGGGGTTCGGCGGCGTCGAGGTCACGGTTGCCCGCGGCCCCAAGGGCGTCATCGACCCGAAGATCACGGTCATCCCGTGGGATCGCATCTTCACCGACCCGCACAGCGCCGCGCACGACTTCAGCGACGCCCGCTATCTCGGGTTCGTGACCTGGATGGACTACGAGCTGGCCAAGGCCCGCTGGCCCGACGCCAAGGACGTTCTGGAGCAGACCGAGAGCAAGCCGACCTCAAGCGCGTCCGACACCTATGACGACAAGCCCCGCTGGGCGACCTGGTACGACGCCAAGCGCAAGCGCATCCGCATCGTCACCATGTACTACAAGGACGGCGACGCCTGGAACCGCTGCGAGTTCACGCTTGCCGGTCATCTGAGTGAGCCGGCCGCCAGCCCGTGGATCGATGAGGACGGCAAGCCCGAGTGCGGCCTGATCCTGCAATCGGCCTACGTGGACCGCGACAACGACCGCTACGGCATCGTCCGGGCGATGATCAGCCCGCAGGACGAAATCAACAAGCGCCGCTCCAAGGCGCTGCACCTGCTGACCGCGCGTCAGGTCCGCGTTAGCCCATCATCGGGTCTGACGGCCCAGACGGTCAAGAACGAACTTGCGCAGCCTGACGGGACGATCTTCGCCGAACAGGGCGATCTGGAGGTGCTGCCCAACGGCGACATGACCGCCGGGCACTTCCAGCTCTTGCAGGAAGCCAAGAACGAAATCGACATGCTAGGCCCCAACGCCACGATGCAGGGCAAGGGCGGGTCGGACAGCTCGGGCCGGGCGATCCTGGCCTTGCAACAGGGCGGCATGGTCGAAATGGCGCCGCTCATGGACAACCTGCGTCACTTCAGCATCCGGCTTTACCGCCAGATCTGGAACCGCATCCGTCAGTACTGGACCGAGGAGCGCTGGGTTCGCGTCACCGACGACGACCGCAACGTCCGCTTCGTGGCGCTTAACACCACCAAGGCGACCCTGGCCATGCAGAAGCTTGGCGAGGCGCTGAAAGCGGGCCAGGTCGATGAGCCGACCGCGCGCCGGTACGAACAGCAGATCCTCATGGACCCGTCCATGCAGGAACCGGCCAACGCGATCGCCGAACTGGATATGGACATCGACATCGATGAGACCCAGCACACGCCGACGCTGCAAGCCGAACAGTTCGAGCAACTGACGCAGATGGCGATGGGCGGCGTTGTGCCGATCCCGCCGGAACTGATCATCGAGGCGTCCAGCCTCCGCAACAAGGACAAGCTGCTGAAGATGCTGGAGGACGCCAAGACCCAGCAGTCGGCGCCCAACCCGCAGCAAGAGCTACAGATGCGTGGCGCTCAAGCCCAGGTCGCCAAGACCGAAGCCGAGGCCATGCTGACGGGCGCCAAGGCGCAGAACGAACAGATCAAGCCGCAATTCGAGGCCGCGAAGATGGTGCAGGCTCAACAGCCGCCCCAGATCGCCGCCTAACAATACCGCCGCCGGGGTTTAACGGGCGATTTCGACCACCAGCCGTCGCTAAACGCTGGAAAGCCGCCGCCGGGCATCGGGCGTATCGGGATCGCCGCCGTTGCGGGCGAAATAGAGAGCAGAAATGGAACTTGACGACATCCTGGGGGAAACCCCTGAGAGCGCCCCCGTGGCTGACGAAGTGGTGGAAACCGCGGAAGTCGAAACCCCGGAGGTCTCCGAAGGCCCGGCCCGCGATGAGCATGGCCGATTCATTCCCAAGGGCGAAGAACCTGCGCCAGTCGCAGAAGCCGCGCCGCCTGCGGTTCAGGACGTCGAACACAGCCCCCCTCCTGGTCTCATTGAGGAGCGTCGTAAGCGTCAGGAAGCCGAACAGCGGGCCAATCAGCTCGCTCAACAGCTTCAGCAGTTCCAGGTCCAGCAGCCCGCCCAAGAGCCCTACTTCCCCTCGGTCTACGACGACGAAGCCGGGTTCGCCAACGCGCTGCAACAGCAAGCCGTCCAGTTGGCCCGCCAGCAGTTCATGCCGGAGGTCCAGCAGCAGGTTCAGCAAGTCCGTATCGAGATCGCTCGCGAGATGATGAGCGCCGCTCACCCGGACTTCGCCGAGACTGAGGCGCAGTTCTTCGAGATGGTCCGCGAAAACCCGGTCCTTTTCCAGGAAATGCAGCGGTCGGCCAACCCGGTTCGTTACGCCTACGATTACGCCAAGAAAGCCGCAGAGGTCGCCAAGATCGGCTCCCTCGACATCGCCGCGATCAAGGCCGCCGCCATCGCTGAGTTCCAGGCAACCCAGCAACAGGCCGCTGTCGCTCCTCAAGCGCAGCAAGAAATCCCCACGTCACTCGCGGACCAGCAGAGCGCCCGCCTTACCGGCGCCGCGGCTCCTGTCGGCCCGCCATCCCTCAATCAAATCCTTGGCCGATAGGCCCGCCCCGAAGGAGGGGCAATTTCCATGACCCTCACGACCGTCACTTCGAACCTCAAAGAGCAGGTTTGGGACAACGACTTCTTCACCTCCTATGTCCGCGCCAACCGCTTCAAGCGCTACATGGGCACGACCACGAACTCGGTCATCCAGCTGAAGGAAGACCTGACCAAGAAGGCCGGCGACAAGATCCACCTGGCTCTGGTCGCCGAACTGACCGGCGCCGGCGTCACCGGCAACACGCTGCTGGAAGGCTCCGAAGAGGCGCTGAGCCAGTACGAGTTCGGCATCACCGTCTCGACCCTGCGCAACGCCGTCGCGGTCACCGACAACGAGCAGCAGTACACCGGCATCACCCTGCGCGACGCTGCCAAGGAGCAGCTGAAGAACTGGGCGATGAAGAAGCTGCGCACGGACATCATCACGCAGCTGGGCGCCATCTGGACCTCGGGCACCGGCAACGTGGCCTATGCCTCGGCCTCGGAGGCCAACAGGGACGCCTTCCTGGCCGCCAACTCCGATCGCTTCATGTTCGGCGATGGCAGCGTGGGCGGCTACACCGACCACTCGGCCGACCTGCTGCTCACGACTGCGGCGATGAAGCTGACCCGCACCGTTGTGTCCAAGGCCAAGGCCCGCGCTGAAACCGCCTCGCCGATCATCCGTCCGGTCGTCGTGGGTGAGGACAGCGAGAACTACGTGCTGTTCTGCGGCCCTGGCGCGTTCCGCGATCTGAAAGCCGACCTCGAAACCCCGAACCAGAACGCCATGAACCGCGGCTCTTCGAACCCGCTGTTCAACGACGGCGACCTGGAATGGGACGGCGTGGTCATCCGCAAGATCCAGGAAATCGCCACCCTCGGCACGGTCGGCGGCGCTTCGGCCCGCATTGAGCCCTACTACCTGTGCGGCGCCCAGGCGCTGGGCATGGCGTGGGCTCAACGCACCAAGTCCACCACGGACACCCGTGACTACGGCTTCGTCAAGGGCGGCGGCATCCATGAACTGCGTGGCGTTGAGAAGATCATCTTCAACGGCAAGCAACATGGAGTTTTCACAGGTTATGTCGGCGCTCTGGCCGCCTAACTGAAGTAACCGGCCCTCGCCGTTACTGGCGGGGGCCAACTACTCCCTTACAATTCACGATGAACTGGAGCCGTCATGGCCAACGCTCTTTACGACAAATGGCGTGAAGCCATTATTCAGGGCTCCGCGTCGTCGGCGCTCAACGGTTCCGGCACGACGGGCGTCTATGCGGCCCTGGTCGATACCGGGACCTACACCTTCAGTCAGTCGCACCAGTATTATTCGGACCTGTCCGGCATCGTCGGCACGCCCGGAGAAATCGGCGCGACCAAGACCTACGCGTCGGGCGTGTTCGATGGCGCTGATGTGACCTACACGGCGCTCACCGGCAGCAGCGCAGAGGCGATCGTTCTGTACGTCAAGAACGCCGGCGCCAACACGACCTGGAGGCTGGTCGCCTACATCGATACCGGCGTCACCAACCTGCCGGTCACGCCCAACGGCGGCGATGTGACCATTCAGTGGAACGCCTCGGGTATCTTCAAGATCTAGCACCGCCATAGCGGGGTAGCCCTATGGCCGTCACGACGATCACCGCAGCCGGAACGGGCAGTCAGTCCTTCGGCACGGGCACGCTTGAGATCGAGGTCTGGGGCAGTGGCGCCCAACATGGCAGCGACGGGGCCAACAACGTCTGGTCGAACGGTGCGGGCGCCTACTCCAAGACCACGCACACGCTCGCGGCGACAACGACCGTCTACTACAGCGTCGCGGCTGGCGGTACGACGACCATTGGCACGCCTGGTGCGGATAGCTGGGCGCGCCTGACCACCAACGCCGCGCCGACGACGACGGCTCACGGCGCCCTGGCCAAAGGCGGTAACGCCGGCACGGTGGGATCTCCCGGCACTGGCGGCCAAGCCTCCGCAGGCGTCGGTACGACCAAGTTCAGCGGCGGCAACGGCGTCAACTACAACAACGCCAGCGGGTCGAACTATCCGGGCGGAAAGATCGCTCTGCCGGGCGGCCCTGGCGCTGGCGGCCCGACCGGCAACGGCGCCAACGGCGGTTACCCTACTGCCGGCGCGGGCAACTCACCCGGCGGCAATGGCGGGCAAGGCGAAATCCTCACGGGCGCCTTCGCGCTTGATACCGCAGCAACGGCGCCGATTGCTCCTGGCGGCGCCGCGCCGGTCGCGGTGCTGTCCCCCATGCAGGCCGGCGCCAACGGCTGGGTGCGGTTCACGCACACCCCTGACAACCAGACGCTAACGCCCTCGCTGTTCACCAACAGCAGCACCTTCTACGCGCCGACCATCAACCGCGGCGCTGTCACGCTCTCGCCGCCTCTGTTCACCAATTCCAGCACGTTCTACAGCCCGACGCTCAATCGTGGCGCTGTGTCGCTGCTGCCAAGCCTGTTCACCAACAGCTCGACCTTCTACGCGGCGACGATCTCTCAAGCCGGCGGGTCACAGACTCTAAACCCCGCCCGGTTCGATAACAGCAGCACCTTCTACGGCCCGGCCCTGGCGCTTGGGGCCGTCGTCCTCACGCCAAGCCTCTTCACGAACAGTTCGACGTTCTACGGGCCTACCATTGCCCGCGGGGCCGTCACCCTAACCCCCGGCCTGTTTACCAACACCAGCACGATCTACAGCGCCACGGTTGTTCCGGGCGTCGTCACGATCACGCCGGGGCTGTTTAGCAACACCTCGACGTTCTACGCCGCCACGATCAGCCAGGCGTCGGGCAATCAAACCCTAACGCCGAGCCTCTTCACCAACACGAGCCTGTTCTACGCGCCGACGATCCTGCAACCGACGTTGCAGACCCTGCTGCCTGGCCTGTTCACGAACGCCTCGGTCTTCTTCCTGCCGACCATCGACAGCCCGATTAGCGGCGGGACCTACACGGAATCCATCGAAGGCGGCGGCTCGGTTGTCCGCGGTTCGATCCTTGGCGGCGGCTCGGTTGTCTCCGGTTCCATCTCCTCCACAGGGCGCGTTGTCGCCGGTTCATTGCGAGGCCGCCCATGACCACGATGAGCGACGCCGTTGGCAAGGTTGCCCGCCTTCTGGGCATCACCAAGCGCACCCAGCAGCCGAACGGCCATGACGCCGCCGACCTGCTGGACTACCTGCAAGGCGTGATCGACCGCCTGCCGCTGCTACGCAACGGTCACTGGGTCGATGTCGTCCTGACCTCGGACGACGCCTACGAGGCCAGGGACGGGGACCGCATCGCCCTTGAGGGGTTCGATCCGGTCATCACCCTGCCGACGACCTATCTGGACGACGAGAACGAAACCAAGATCATGCGCGACCTCTCGCGGGTGCATGTGATCGGTGACGGGATCTACGTGTGGTCCTCGACGCTCGCCGCCTGGAACAAGACCGACGAACTGGCCCTGACCAGCACCTTCCCGTTCGGCGACGAGGACCTGCAAGGCATCGTGGCGCTGGCCGCCGTCGAAGCCGCCCCTGAATACACCGATCAGCCGCTTTCGCCGACGATCATGCAGCGCGCGGCCCTGGCCACCAACAACCTGCGCGGCCGGTTCTGGCGCGAGGAATACGTCCGCGAACCGCTGGGCGTCCATCGTTCGGACTACGCGGCCTAATGCCGTCGATCCCGCTCGCCAAAAGCACCTATGACCGCGCCGGATTGCCGGTTCGGTCGCTGAAGAACTATTTCTTCGAAGCCGCTCCGACTGCGCTCGAGGAGCAGGTCTCCCTGCGCCCCCGTCCGCGCATCGCCCGGTTCGCTCAGGCCGGCGCGGGTCCGATCCGCGGCCTCTACCGCGAAGGCGGCGTGATCGCGGGCCGCATCATCTGCCGCTCTGGCGACAACCTCTACAAGATCGAACAGGCGGGCGTTCCGGGCGTTGGGACCGCAACCCTGATCGGGGCCGTGGACGGCACGGGCCGCATGAGCGCCGAGGGCTCGGTAGATTTCGTTGTCCTGGCCTGCGGAGCGAGCGTCTACAAGACCAACGGCACGACGATCAGCACGATCGCCATGCCCGACAGCCTGCCGGTCAACGCCGTCGATACGCTGGATCAGCGGTTCATCTTCGCCGTCCAGGCCAGCAACATGTTCTACTGGACCGGGCCTGGGGACTACGTGGTCGATAGCCTGGCCTTCGCCAGCGCGGAAAGCCAGCCTGACGTTCTGATCACGCTGAAGGTCGTGGACGACGTTCTCTGGCTGGTCGGTCGCCTGTCGCTGGAAGCCTGGGTTGGGACCGGCGATCAGGACTTGCCGTTCCAACTGATCGATGGCCGCGTGTTCGGCATCGGCTGCACGGCCCGCGACACGTGCGTCAAGATGAACGTGGACGGCCTGGACACCATGTGCTGGGTCGGCACAGACCGGAAGGTTTACCGCCTCCAGCCGAACCCGGAGCGCATCAGCGACCACGCGCTAGAGGAAGCCCTGGCTCGCTGCACGCCGGAAGACAACTACGCGCATCACGCGGTGTGGCAGGGCCATGACTTCTACGTGCTGCACATTCCGGGCGAGGGGTCGTTCGCCTACGACCTGACCACGCGGGCAGGGTGGGCTGAGTGGACCTCCTACGGCGAGGATGTGTTCCTGACCGGGGTTTCGACCACAGGGCCGAACAGCCAGGCGCTGCTGGGCGATAACACCTCGAATGTGGTCTACGAACTGAGCGAAGACAGCACGCTCGATGATGGCCAGCCGGTCGTCTACGAGTTTACCGGCCAACTGGAGGTGACCGAGGGTCCGGTCCAGTGCCGCAACGCCTCACTGACGCTGGAAACCGGCGCCGCGGCGACGACATCGGACGATCCGATGATCCAGCTCGCCACTTCCGACGATCACGGGGCCACCTGGGACGCTGAACCCGACCAACCGCTGGGCCGCCAAGCCATGCGCACCCTTCGCGTGATGTGGACGCGCCTTGGCCGCCTGACCCGCGAGCAGGGCCGGATCTTCCGCTGGCGCACGACAGAGCCGGTCGTCGTCCAGAAAGCCAAGTTCAACGAGGGGCTGCGCTAGATGCCGTTCTTCCTCCCCAAGCTCGACAAGACCATGCCGATCGTCACCGGCTCGGTCACCATCAACGGGCGCCCCGTCCAATTCAACTGCATCTCGACCCCGCAGTTTCAGCGGTTTTGGCAGACCCAGGCCGTCAAGCTCGACAGCGCGGCCGGCGGGGCGTCCTTCGCTACCGAAACCGCCGCCGCTTCCTACGACCAAGCCCAGATGCAGCGCGTGATCGACGCTCTCGCCTCCCTCTACAGAGGACTTGCCTAATCATGTCTATTCTCTCCAGCGCGCTAAAGGCCGGCAAGAAGCTCGCGGGCGGCAACCTCCTTGGTGTCGCCACGATAGGGGCTGGGCTCTTGAGCAAGAGCAGCGGCGACAACGCGGCTAAGAGCGCCGCTGCCGCGTCTCAGTACGCCACGGACCAGAGCATCGGCCTCCAACGCGACCAGTTCAATCAGACGCAAGCCAACCTGTCCCCCTACATGCAGGCGGGTCAGGCGGGCCTTGGGGCGCTACTCAGCCGTTCGGGGCTTTCGGCTCCGACCGCAAGCCCGGCGACCGGCGCGACGAGCATGGATGCCGGCACGGGCGGCGGTGTCGGCTACTACAATCCCAACGGCGACGGCGGCGGCTCTGCCCAGCCCATGTCGGTCGCCCAGCAGATGGCGGGCAGCGTCGAGCCCGGCACCTACGGCAACACGGCCAACCCGACGCTGAACACCGGCACGTACACGGCTCCGCAGGGGTTCACCTACGGCGCCAAGGACTATCAGGAATCGCCCGGCCTCAAGTTCGCCATTGACCGCGGCGTGGACGCGATCAACAGCCGCGTGGCCAACAACGGCTCGATGTACAGCGGCGCGGCTATGAAGGGGATCGGCGAGTTTGTCGCCAACACCCAGCTCAAGGACTTCCAGAACGAGCGCGGGTTCGCTCAAGGAGCCTACACCGACCAGCGCAACTTCGACCGCGCCAACTACCTGGACGACCGCAATTACAACACCGGCCAGTACAACACCGACCGCAACTATCTGACGGGCCGCTACGACCAGCAGACGGGCGTTCTTCAGAACCTCACCGGCATCGGGGCCAATGCGGCGGCGGGCGTTGGCAACGCTGGAGCGGCCTACGCCAACAGCGCCGGCCAGGCCCTTCAGAACAACGCCGCCAATCAGGGCAACGCGGGCTTGGTGGCATCGTCCAACTTCTCGAACCTGATGGGGCAGGGGATCAACGCGCTCGCCTACACCCAGCGTCCGCAGACCACCATGCCGCAGTCGATCCCGCTGGGCAGCTTCTTCGGCGGAGGCGCATAAATGGCCGAAATCAACTGGTCCCTCGCTCAGACGCCGGATTACTTCCGGGGCGCCGTGCAGTCGCAACAGGCCGGCATGGCCAACCGTGCCGAGCAAGAGAAGGTGAGGGCGTATCAGCTCTACGCGCAAGACCCGCAGATCGGTCTTCCGGCCCTCATGCAAGCCGACCCGCAAGTGGGCATTCAACTTCAGCAGCAAGCAGCCCAACAAGCCCGCCAGGCCGCTCAGGATAAGCGTCAAGCCGACCTGGACGCTCGCCCCAAGTACATCGAGGGTCCTGATGGCATTTACGCCATCGACCCCGCGACAGGGGTTCCCAAGCGCGTCGCCGACTACCCCGCCAAAGAACCGACCGCGCCCAGCGGCTACGCCTGGGCAGAGCCCGGCAAGGCCCTTCAATACATCCCAGGCGGCCCTGGCGATCCGAACATTATTGGCGGGAATGCGACTGTGCGCCGTCAGGCGGTGGTCAAGAACCCGATGCCGAGCCGCGCTCGTTCCGGAGGCGGCGCCTCGACTAGTCTGCCGCCGCCTCCGGGCGGCTGGCGTCCGGCGCGATAGGAGGTCCGCATGCCTGTTGGCTATGAAGTCACGAACGATCAGGGGCAACGCGCCTGGTGGGACGGCAAGAAGCTTACGCCGCTCAACGACCAAGGGTTCCAGACAAAGGTGCCGACGCAGGCTGCCGTTAACCCGCAAGCCTTTCGTCGTTCCCAAGACAGCCTCAAGGCGATCCAGGACGCCAAGGGCCGCGCTAACTGGCTGACGACCGGCTGGATTGGCGGCATGACCGCCCCGATTCCAGGCTCGCCAGCCTACAACCTGGATAAGGACCTCGACACGCTGAAGGCTCGCACGGCCTTCGAGGAGTTGGCCGCCATGCGCGCGGCGTCGCCAACGGGCGGTGCGCTCGGAAACGTGACAGAAAAGGAATTGGCGCTACTGCAAGCTGCCGAAGCCAACACCGACGTTGGCCAGGGCAGGGAGCAACTGACGGCCAACCTGGACCGTCTCGGCGCATCGATCACGCGCCGCACGCCGGGCTTGACCTTGGATGCGCCGGCCGATCTGACCGATGGCCGCAGCCGCGCCACGCTTCCTACCGGCGCGTATTATCTCGACCCGCAGCGCAATGTCCGCCGCAACGACAATGGCGACCGTGGCAACCCAATCTTCAAACCCGCGGCGCCGCAGCCGCGGCCCGCGCCGGCCCCCCAAGCCGCAGCCGCTCCCTCGCGTCCACCGCCGCCTAAGCGGGGCGATGTCGTCAACGGCTACCGTTACAACGGTGGCCACCCCGGCAACCCCAAGTCCTGGACGAAGCAATGAGCGGCCCGTGGGAAGCCTACGCGCCCAGCAAGGGCGCGGACGGGCCTTGGAACCAATATAAGCCCGCCAAAAAAGCCAAGCCGTCGCTGCTTACCCAGGCCACTGGGTTTATGGCGAACGTCAACAGGGGCTTGGGCATCGGGGACGAGATTGCGGGCGCCGTCCAGGGCGCAGCAAACTACATCCAAGGGGTGCCGAACGCGCTCCAAGAGGGCATGCGCCAGCAACGCGCTACCGAAGACCGCTTTCAGGCGACCAACCCGACCAGCGCCGCCTTGGCGCGCGGGATTGGTAACATCGCCCCGGGGCTGGTTCCCGTTACCGGAACTTCAATGCTAGCGACGCGCGGCATCAACGCGGTAACGGGTGCCGCCGCAGCGGGGCTCTCCGGGGCCGCCTTCGGCGCGGTTGACAGGGGCGGTGCGGGCGAACGTCTCGCTGCCGCATCCGCCGCAGCCCGCAACCCGATCGCGCTGGGCCTTGGCGCAGTTGGTGGGGCGATTGCCCCAGCCGCAGCGCGAGCGCCTAAGCTGAAATACAGCGATCAAGTTGCTACCCTTCGCAAGGAGGGTGTGGAGCTGACGCCAGGCCAGATGCGCGGTGGGCTGGCTAAGGTGACCGAAGACGCGGCGACCTCGTTCCCGATCCTCGGGACCGCCATCCAAGAGGCGCGCGGGGCGGGGTTTGAAAGCTTCAACACCGCCGCGGCGAACCAAGCCCTGAAGCCGGTTGGCATGCGCGTACCCAAGAACGTCGCGCCAGGCAACGACACGGTCGCATTCGTCGAAAAGCAGCTTGGTCGAATGTACGATCAGGCGACGCCGAACGGCCCGCCGGTCTTCGACGAACAGGCCCGCGCTGGCATTTCGGCCCGCCTATCCGAGTTGACGGCCGACATGACGGAAGCCGGCGCCGCCCGCCTGGATGACATTCTTGCGCGACGAGTGAAGGCACGCTTGACGCCCCTCAACGACAACGGCGTTGATCCGAACATGGCCTTGGATCCGGGGCGGTTTCAGAAGGTGATAAGTGAGCTAAATACGGTCAAGGCCCGCTTTGGGTCCAGCCAAG